TAGCCCTCGCGATCTTTGACATTTTTGGGCCAAGATTTACACGATCGGTCAAAACCGAACAGGCTTCGGTCTAAGGAGCTTTAAGCCGAACCAGCCGAACCAAGAAATACAGAAAGCTTGAGCCAACCGGCGCGAGCTTGGAAGATGAGCGGATGACTCAAAACGACACAGACACCACAGGACGGATCGACGAAGCGCTCAGCGGCGAAGCGGTCACTGCAAGCATCGAGCGACTTGTCGCCGACTCCCCCATCGCCAGCCAGCTCAGCGCGCGCATGCTCGCCGAAGCGGCGGTACTCGTTCGAGCGCAGCTCAGGATCCTCTCAACGCGCTTGCTTGCAGGTGAGCTAGGCGTCGAGGACGCCAAGACAATCAGCGGGCTCACGTCGAACCTCAAGCGCTTGTGCGACACACTGCAAGTCACGGCGCCAGCCGACGACGAGCTAGGCTTCTAAAGTGCCAACGGTCGACCAGCGCATTGAGTTCGCTTCGGCAAACATCAAAGACAAGAGCGGCAAGAAGTGGACGGCCAAGGGTCGCGACTGGATCCGTGATGAGTTCTGGGTACCGGCCGACGGTTGGAAGTTATGGCCCAAAGATGAGCACGCGCAGATCTGCGATCAGTGCGCAGAGCTTGCAGGTGAGATCGGTGAGACGCGGCGCGAGCTGCTCGACAAGATCCCGCAATGCTCGCCGGTGAAGTGCGGCGGGCTCAAGGTCGAACCGATCGTGATGACGATTCTGATGTTGAAGCGTCGAAGCGGCAAGACGTTTAACACGTGCGCGTATGCCCTGAGCCAGCTTGTCATGCAGCACCACCGGCGGATCGCCTTTATCTGTTCCTCCGAGGATCAGATGCGATCCATCTTTCGTGAGAACTACTCGACGGCGATACAGGCCAACCCAAAACTCGCCAAGGCGCTCGACCTGTTTGAACACCGAGGCACGATCCGGTGCGCCAAGACCAAGAGCTATTTCGAAGGTATGTCGACGAGTCACGGGTCGGTCACTGGTCGAGGTAGAACAAACATCATCATCGATGAGTGTCGTGACGTGCCAGCTCGAACGGCAATGGCATTGCTTCCAAGCATTAACGAAGCTCAAGGCGTCGAGTGCCCGAGAGGTCACATACACACGAGCGACGTAGCCAACGCGCCGGACAATTGCCCCGTGTGCCGAGCTGAGCTTGAACCCTGGTATGGTCGGATCCTGCTGATGAGTTCGGCCGGTATCATCGAAGGCCAAGGCGGTGAAAAGGACTGGTTCCCCGAGCTGGTCGAACACCTACGCAAGAATCCAAGCCCGAATGTCCACCTCTACGAATCCGAGCAAAACATCAACCCGGATGTGAGCGAGGTGATCACCAACACGGTCGAGAATGTTTTCGGCTCGCTTGAGTCAACGCGCTCCTATGTCGCTGTTGAGGTTGGCAACCAGTTCACGCGCAAGGGCGAGAACTTACTCGTCAAGCCTCAGATCGATCGATGCGTGTCAGCGAAGCTCAGGAACAAGTCAGGCAACGATGCGCCTTGTGTGGCGTTCCTCGATACCTCGAAGACTCACGACTTGACGAGCCTAGTTGTTCTCAGCTCGGACGATGAGCGCGGCGCTGAAGAGTGGGATCACGTGACGGTTGATCGGATCGACATGTGGGATCCGAAGAAGCTACCCGGCGGAGTCATCAACCCGGCCGAGGTGCTCGCTCATCTTGATCTATACTTGCCGCTTTTTCCGAACCTTCGAGCGTTCGCAATCGACACGCGCGTGATGCCTTGGGCGATTGCCATGCTCAAGAAGATAAAGCGCGAGCGAACGTGGGGACGCGTGGCCCAAGGTTGGAACAAGCAGAAAGCTGAGCGCAAGTCGTCTTGGTCCTTGCTTCATCAGCGGATCCTATCGGGCACCATCACGATCCCACCACACGACCAGCTCAGAAAAGAGTTGCTTCAAGTTCGCAAGGTCGTTGACCTCGACGGCATGATCGACGTCAGAGACGCGTCGCGCAAGCGTCGTCACATCGACGTGGGCGAAGCGCTCGCGACTTGCTGTTACCTTGCACACCTTGAAGCGTTGAGCACTCGAACGAGCTTAAGCGCGACCGCTAAAGACGCCAAGGCGCGCGATATTTTGCGCCAGCTCTACCGGCCCGTCAGGCGCTCGATCGAGCTTGATAAGTTCTGATCACTTTTTATTTCACCAAGAAATACCAACCTGAGATCGTCACGGCATGGCGGCGACTTATCAAACCACGAACCCTGAGAGCACCTTGCGTTCGACACCGATCGGTGGCGCCGGTACGAACATCAGAGCGGGCTTGATCGACGACCTCGATCAGAACGCTGACGTGCGTGGTGATAAGTGGTACGGCGACCCGTACCAAATTGGGATCGCTGACAAGATGATGAGGGATCCCCACGTTCGCAAGTCGATCCAATATCTCACCGAACCATTGCGCGCGGCGAGCTGGACCTTCGAGTCCGCAAGCACAAGCGACCTTGACCGCGAGGTTGCTGACTTCTGCTCGTATGTTTTTCTAGAGTCGCTCAACTGGGATCGAGTTCTTACGAACGTTCTTAAGTACAAGGTGCACGGCTTCAGCCTGTTCGAGATCACTGACGATGTAAAGCCGATCCCGACCGATCGCTTTCCCCTGCACCGAGGCGGCGGTCAGGGTGTCGTCGTCACAGGTATGCACCATCGCCCAGCTCACACAGTCAAGTATTGGCACCAATCAGCAGAACGCCCCGACCAGCTCGAAGCATTCACGCAGTGGGTCATTGGATCGGATGGCGAGGAGTCGGGCTTTCGTCGCATTCCAGCCGACCGGATCCTGAGGTTCACCGAGGATCAAGAAGGCGCCAACTTCGAAGGCTTGCCGACACTGCGCTCAGCTTATGGCGCTTGGAAGTGCCGCTTGCAGCTCCTGATCATCCAGATGATCCGAGCCGAGCGCCAAGGCGTAGGGCTTCCCACCATTCGACTGCCTGAAGGCGCGACCGATGAAGACATCGACACCGCGCAAACAATCCTTGCCGAGATGAGAGCCCACGAGAAGGGCTATCTGATTTTGCCTGATGGCTATGAGTTCACGTGGGAAACAACCGACGGCGGTGAAGCCGACGCGTTGCAAAACGCCATCGAGTCTTGCTCTCGTGATATTGCGTATAATTGCGGCGCGGGCTTCATGCTCTTAGGTCTCACGACTGGCTCAGGCTCCTACGCTCTAGCGCAATCGCAGCGCGGCCAATACGAGCTGAGCCTCGAAGGTACCGCGCGCTTCATTGCCGACACGATGACGCTTGGGGCTGATGGCTGGTCACCAGTCGAGCGCCTTGTCGCGATGAACTACGGCAACGACGTCGCAGTGCCACGACTCAAGATCGACAACATGCCAACGCGTGACTGGTCGAAGATCCTACCGGTGATCAATCAGCTCGCGGTGACCGGTGTCATTGTGCCCGATGAGGATCTCGAAGCATTTTGTCGATCGGTCCTACGCTTACCGGCGGCTGACCTCGACAGCTCTCGACGCTGGCGTCGCGGCATTGACTCGCAATTCGCAGCACTGAACCAGACCGAGCTTGACGAAGAAGGGCTCGAAGTTGAGGAGGCTCTCGAATGAACTTGATCGGCTCGATGTGTGGACTCTGGGCGATGGAGCCTAAGGAACTCGACGGCCTGCTCGGCACGCTTCGAAGTGTGAGCGGTGACTACTTCGCCAACATGCTTGGAGCTGCGGATCCTTCGACGGTCGCCTACACGGTCGAGGATGGCATCGCAAAGATCCCGATCCAGGGTGTGATCCTCAAAGACGTACCCGAGGCTTTTCGCTGGCTCGGGATCCCTGCGACTTCGACGAATGAAACAGCGCTCGCGGTCGACATGGCCAACGCTGATCCCTCGGTCGATGAGATCGAGTTTTTTGTCGACTCCCCCGGCGGCACCGTGTCAGGCGTTCAAGCGCTGAGTGATACGATTGCCTACAGTGACAAGCCCACGACGGCGGCGGTAAGCGACATGGCAGCAAGCGCGGCTTATTGGCTCGCGTCTCAAGCTGACTTGGTCGAGGCTAACGCGTCGGCGATGGTTGGCTCGATCGGAGTTTACCGAGTCATGGTCGACAGCTCAGAGGCCTACGCTGAGGAAGGGCTCAAGGTTCACGTCGTTAAGAGCGGCAATCACAAGGGCACCGGCACAGCGGGCACAGTGATCACCGACGAAGAACTCGCCGAAGAACAACGACTGATCGACCAGGCCGCTGGCATGTTCGTCGAAGCAGTGGCGCGCGGTCGGCATATGTCGATCCCTGATGTGTCGCAGCTTGCAACCGGCCAGAGCTGGTTTGCACACGACGCCAAGCGGCTCGGCTTAATCGATGAGGTATACGGATCAGCGGTTGGCGCTGACACCGAAGAATTACAAAACCCTGAAATGGGTGAGGAGGTGGAACCCATGGCGGATCCAACTGAAGGCGCCAACGCTGAGATCTTAGCGTTGCGCGAAGCATTGCAGGCACGCGACGCGGAGCTTGAAAGCATGAAGGCCGAAAAGGTCGCTCAGGCTCAAGCGCTGATCGCGGTACGTGAAAACCAGAAAGCGGAGATCATCAACGGCGCAATCGCCGACGGTCGCATCGTGCCAGCAATGGCCGACTCGATCACTGACTTCGCTGAAGCTTGCGGTGAAGACGTCGATCGCCTTCGAGCGTTCGTCGAAGCTCTACCGGTTCAGGTACATCAAGAGCCTGTCAGCGTTATGCCTGGCACCGACGCACGCGTCGAGTTGAGCAAAGACGACGAAGCGATTTGTAAGCTGTTCGGCATCGCGCCGGCTGACTTGTTGAATAACGGAACATGGGACGCCCTCGGACTCGATGGCACCAAGATTAAGAGGGAGATCCACTGATGGCAGCTCTAACAGCGGCAAAAATGGTAAAGTCTCGGGGCATTACCCGTAAAGTTAAATACCTGATGAAAGCGTCTACGACTTGTTACCAAGGCGCTTTAATTTGCATTGATAGCAACGGCCTTGCAATTCCGGCGGCTGACGCATCCGGAAACAAGCAATGTGTGGGGGTTGCGGTTGCGACGATCACCTCTGCTTCTTCTGGCTCCTACTATGTCGAGGTGCTTGAGGGAGAGTTTCTGTTAACCGCCAGCGCGGTAGCACAATCTGGCGTTGGCGCTATGGCGTACGCAGAGGATGACCAGACGGTTGACGATGCGGGAAGTTCAAACGAACCAGTGGCAGGCAAGATCATTGAATTTGTATCTTCCACATCTTGCTGGGTCCGCGTCGGACCTAACACAGCGATCGCATAAGGAGACAAATAAATGTCATTGCTATACTCACCGACTTCTCTAGAGAAGGGTCTCAAGACCAAGTTTCTAGAATACTTCAGCACTGAGAACTCACTCGCTGATCAATTGTGCTTTGTTGAAACGAGCGCAAGCGACAAAGAAAAGTATGAGTGGCTTGGCCAGGCGCCGCAAATGTCGGAGCTAATGGGCGAACGCAAAATTACGCCGCTCTCAGATGCGGGCTATGAGCTGACAAACACGACCTACGAGGCAACCATCGCGGTCAAGCGTAATCACCTCGAAGACGGCCAGACCGGATCCATCAACCGACGGATCCAGCAAATGGCCCAGACCGCTAGTCAGCACGTCAACAAGCTTGTGATCGATGCGTTGGTCAACGGTACGACTGATACCGGTTATGACGGCGTAGCGTTCTTTAGCAACAGTCACACCGCGCGCGGCGACGGCGCTGCTTTCGATAACCTCGAAGCGGGCACCGGTTCCACCACAAGCGCAATTGCGACTGACCTGGCAACGTGCAAAAAGACCATGCTGCGTTTTCAGGATGAAGCAGGCGAGCCGTTCCACGGCGACTCCCCGGCTCAGTTCACAGTGGTCGCGCCGCCTGAGATGGAGAAGAACTTTCGAGAAGTTCTCGGCGCAACCATGATCAGCAATACCAGCAACATGCAGGTCGGAGCTGCTCAGCTCATTATCAGTCCGCGTCTCAGCGACGCTAACGACTGGTACTTCTTGCGTACTGACAACTTGGCGCGCGGGCTGATCTTTCAGCAACGCTCACCAATTGAGTTCTCAGCGCTTGAAGCTAACACTGAGTCAAGCTTCTTGCGTGAAGTGTATTATTATGGAGTTCGCGCCCGCTACTGCGTGGGTTATGCGTTTCCACAATGCGCTATCAAGTGCGTAAATTCATAATCTCAATATGAGAGCACCGACGGTTACCCCAAGGCCGTCGGTGCTCACTGAGGTCTGGCGATGTTCAAGTTGAAGCTGAGAGAAGCGCAGCGACCCGTGCGGCTACGTGACGGCGTCGGGGGCCCGATGAAGGTCGTGACCTCTGATGAGTGGGTTGTGTTTAACGGGTTTAAAGTTTTACCCGACTACATCGCGCAGGATAACAATATCGAAATCGAAGAGGCTGCTTCATCCCCGGCCCCTTCGAAGACGGCGGCACCGGCTCAAAGTGAGTCACCATCAGCAAGCAAGCCGGCGAGTCCGCAGCCGACTCGACGCCGCCGTCGCGCTACGCCAAAGAAAAAGCCCGAGGCTGAGTAATGGGTACCTACGTGTCAACGTCTCAAGTTGCCGCTCGATTGCCCTACCGGACAATTGACAGCAACTCGAAGCCCAGCTCCACGCAGGTCAGCGAGTGGATCGACGAGGCTGAGGCACTGGTACACGGCGCGCTCAATGCGATTGAAGTGCCGACGCCCATCACCGGAACCGACGGGATCAAGATCATTCGGTCTATCGTGCTCGACTATGCGGTCGGGCAGACTCGAATGGCATACGCCGCCGCAGGCGGTGACAGCGACAACGACGCGGGCGTCGATGAGATCGAGCGGTTCAACGAACGGGTGAACGACATGTTCGCGCATCCGACTCGTTATGCTTCAATGCTTCACGGCGGCTCAGCGTCGAGCAGTCAGCGCCAGCTTCGCGGGTATCAAGTCGACAACGACGACAACAAGTCAGTCGACAACGGCGACTTCACGCCGAGCTTCACGCGGTCGGAGTCGTTCTGATGGCTCGCAAGCGTTTACATGGGCACTGGCGGCTTCGCGTGTTTCACCGATATGCGCCGCTTATCAAAGCGTTGCGGGCAGCGGGCGACAAGTCGGCGACCTACAAGCCAGCGCTCAAGCGGTTCGCCGTCGAGTATGCGCAAGAGATCGACGACAGGATCCGCGCAAAAGAAGGCGCCAAGGGTCGAAGCTGGCCACAATGGTCAGAGGACTACGCACGACGCACTGAGAGCCGCGCTCTAGGTGTGTTGACAGGTGACATGTCGAGTAAGCTTAGCAACGCTCAGAAGGCAACCTTGAGGCTCGGGCACGACCGCTTGCTCTACGGCATGAGAGATGCACCGTACGCGGTCGCGTTTAACTTCGGGCGCGAGGGTAGCAAGAAGCAACGCGACGGCGCGATCCCCAAGCGTGACATTATGGGCTGGGACAAGGATCTAAGTAAGCGCGTCAACACCCTACTCGCCAAGCAACAGATGGACATCATGACGCGCGCCTTCAAGCGCTTCGGGGTCAAGTGATGGCAGGTGAGCAGCACGTCGACAAAGCGGTGACGAAGCTTCGAAGCTACATCAACGCAAACCTCGCGACGCAGCTCAGAGCCGTCGAGAGTGCTCAGAGTCTGGCGACCAATAGCTTGACGGATCCCGTAGCAGTGCTCGACCATCGCGCGCCCTTCGACAATCGATCACCACTGGTTGAGGTCTTTGAAGAAGGCTGGCGATTTGTCGATCAGCGTCAAGGTCTTGTCAGCGTCGACGCGACCATCGCGGTGAAGATAGTGACCGACGCCGACATCAGCGCGGCCGAGACTTTCATGCGGCGATACATGAGCGCAGTGATCGAAGTCATACGAGGCGACTCGACGCTCGGTAATACCGTCGTCGACTGCTTGCTCACAGATGGCTCATCAGCGGTTGGTCGCGGTGATACGTCGACGACCCTACTCGTCAGCACGCAAGGCGTTGACGTTCACGTTTTCGAGGGAGTTTAGAAAATGAAGCTCACACCACCACACCGCACACAATACGGCGCGCGCAATGTTGAGCCAGGCCAGTTTGTAGAAGTCGCAGAACGCGACGTCGACGCGCTGCTCGCCGAGGGCTGGTTACTCGAGGCGCTCGACGATGCGGAAAAAATCGCAGAACAAGACGAACCAACCGACGAAGATGAGGAGATCTGACCATGGCGACTTACCTACCGACAGGCAGTCAGCAGAAGTTTTTCGGCAAGCTCGAAGCGACTGACGCCTACAATAGTTTTGTGTCAATGACCACTGATGACGCATTGCCGCTCATTAGCTTAGAGATCACACCGTCGACCGAGTTTCACGAGATCAAAGAACGACGCGGCTCGGCTTCGTTAAGCGGTGAAGTTAAAGGCAAGGAAGGCGGCACTTGGTCGGCCATGGCTTACATCAAGCCCCAAGGCACTTCGTTGACGACAAAGCCTGACATTGGTGATTTGTTTCACGCGGCGTTCGGTGAAGAGAACACGAGCGGAGATGTGAGCTACTTGCTACACACTTCCGACGTTGAGCACTTCAACCCGCAATCCCTACAGCTCGCGCGACGAGCTGGCCCCTACCATTGGGAATCAATCGCAGGATGTTGGGTTGAGTCGGTCGAGTTCGACATCAACACCGAGATCCCCACGGTGACCTTTAGCGGCGGGTATGCTTCGCGCTCTTATGCCTACGGCGCACTGGTCAACAATGGCAGCGGGATAGCTAGCGGCGCGACGGCGGTCGCACTCGACGCTGGTCAGGCTGAGAAATTTGCAGCCGGATCTTATATTCAGTTCAACGACGGCGGCACAATTAAGAACGGAGGCGGAACAGCCGGTTACAAGATTACCGACGTCAACCTGAGCACTGATACGCTGACCATCGATCCCGGTATACACTCGGGCGATGCAACCGTCGCCGATAATGCAGTGATCGAAGCGCTAGACATTGATCAGACTATGACCCTGAACGACCCGGTCAGCGGCGTCGGTTCAGAGTTTAAGATCGGCACGTACGGCGCTGAGGTTGTGCAAGGCTTCATCGGTTTCAAGGTAACCATGGAGACAGGGATCAAGGGACTTGCTGACGAAGCGTCAAGCTCGGTGGCAACTAGGCTAGTCCTAGGCGACCGACGGATCACCGGCGAGTTCAGCACGTACGCGCTCAGCTCTAGCACCACGACGCTAGATATTATGAGTCATATCGGAAACGGCCCCAACGGTACGCCGGTCTCACTGATATGTCGCGCAGGCGCAAACACAAGCAAAGCCCGATGCGTGCTCAACGTACCAGCGGCAAGGCTTGACGTTGTACCGGTTGAGATACCTGAAGCCGAAGAAGCGGTGATCACTTGCACCTTCAAGGCGCAGCGACGCAACAGCGACGGCGACGAGTTCCACATCGATTTTAGTTAAAAGGGAGAGGCTGCACAGATGGCGAGAATGGTGACAGGCCCGGCGCCGGGTGGTGAGCGTGAGTTTATTCCGGCGGCGTTCGACAATAGACAAGATCCCGATCCGCTCAAGGTTTGGATCAAGGATCCAAGCGAAGGCGACAAGCGTGAGCTGATAGCCTTGCAAGCTACGCTTCAAGACGGAACGCCAGCGCTTGAAATGGATTTTCAGACTATGATGCGTTGGCAATGCGAGGTCGTGCGGCGCCACGTGTCGAAGGTCTACGGCTACACGGTGCGCGGTATTGAGATCACCGACGGTAAGTCACTCGCCGACCATGGTGAGACTGAGTTAATTGCTGAGATCTCGCTCGAAGTATTCTCAGCCGCAAGCCTGAGTGACGACGAAAAAAAGTCATCAAGCGAGCCGTCCGACTTCACGCCGGATCAGGTGGTGAGCTTGGGTGGGACTGCTTGCGATGCAAGGAGCGAGGCGACGACGTTCGACGCAACTGCAACGGGCGAAGTGAATCTTTCGTATGGGTAACAAAGCTCGGCGCCAAGTTCACGCGTTGCCCTAAGAGCTGGGCTCTGACTGAGGCCCGCTGGGCCTTCGACGTGATTAGGGATCGAGCTTGGCTTGAGAAGTGCGGCGAGCTTCCTAAGCAAGGTGGATTGCTTAAACAGGATCCGAAGTGGATCGAGACTGTTGAGCTTATCGATTATGAGATCGAACTCTTGAAGAAGGCGGCAAGCGATGGCGCGCAACCAACTGACAACCGAGCTAAGAGTCGACGACCAAGCAAGCGCTGAGGTTCGCAAGGTGGCTGAGGCCATCGCCAAAGAAGCCAAAAAGGTCGAAGGCGCTGATCAAGATGTTGCCAAGAGTGCGGCCGAGGTTCGACGCGAGCGCGCCAAGCAACTGACTCAAAGTCAAAAGTACAGTTTCCAGCTTCAGAAGATTCAGGCCGGTCAAGACAAGACGAGAGTGAGCCTTGTTGAGCACAGGCAAGCGATGGAAAAAGCCAAGCGCGAGTTGCGCTTGTTAGTGCGCGAAGGCGATGAGATACCGCCGCAGCTCGCTGACGAGATACGCAAGCGTCAAGCGCTGGTCACTCAACTCGAAAGTGAGATCAAGGCACGCGATAAAACGACTACCGAAGTCGAGCAAGGCACCAAGGCCAACAAGCGCCAAGCGATCACCCTTGCCGACATTAAAGTCAAGTATCTGTTCGCCGCCGCCGCAATACGAAAAGCCGTCAACTCTACGCGTGACTTTATTGTAGGAACTAGCCAAGCGGCTGACGATATGCGCAAAACAAGCGAGCGGCTCGGCGTCACTATCGAGCAATTCCAACAACTCGATTTCGCCATGCAAATCAGCGGGACCTCGATGGCTGATCAGCGTCAGGCATTTGCCAAGCTCAACAAGATCACACGCGACGCCGCGCTCGGCATGGGTGAAGCTTCGACAAAGATGGAGCGGCTAGGCGTCACCACCACCAACGCCGACGGCTCATTGAGATCAACGCGCGAAGTTTTGCTCGACGTCGCCGATCGGTTCGCCGCAATGGATACCGGCGCCGAGAAGACGGCGGCGAGTTTAGATCTGTTTGAGGAGTCTGGTTACAAGATGATTCAGTTCTTGAGCCTAGGGCGCAAGGGAATTGAAGAGCTGAGCACGGAAGCCGACAACCTTGGTTTTATCATCGGCGAAAAAGCAGCGCGCAACTCTGAAGAGTTCAATAGCTCAATGTTTCGACTTAAAAAGTCACTTGGCGGCGCAAGCGCCCAGTTGAGCATGTCGCTCACGCCCGCGATGATTGTGGTGATCGACAAGATGCGTGAAATGTTTCAGCGCTCAAACAAGGCAAGCGGCGGCATGTCGGCAATGTGGACCACGGTCATCACCACAATGATTGATCTTGGGAAAATCTTAAACAACATAGGCACGTTCATCTCGATGGTTGTTAGATCTCTTGCGGCTGCCTTCACTGGTTTTATCGGTAAGGTTATGCAAGGCATGGGCGCCGTCGGTAAGGTCGTGGGGAAGTTCATTGGTAAGGACTTGGCCGGCCTCAGCGAAACGGGTGATCAATGGGTTGCATCGGCTAAGGCTCAAGCTGGAGCAATGCAAGAAATGTTCGACAACGCGCTCAAATTCAATGAAGACATGGACGACATGAAAGAAGGCGTTTTTGAGGTTGCGACCGCCTACAAGACCGAGCTTGAGCCCGCAGCCGCACAGACAAACAAAACAAGCGCAAAGCTCAAGGGGCTGATTGCTGAGGCTAATGAGGAGACGAAGAAGCACACCGGATCGTTCAAGTTGCAGAAGCTTGTGACTGACGAGATGAGCCGCAAGCAAAAAGCAGACATTGACGAAATTAGAGAAAAGCGAATCGCGGCGGCTCGTGAAGAATTTGAAACAATTACTGGTTTAATCAATCCAGCTCTTAGGGCTCTGACGTCAGAGGCTGAGAGCTTCGGCGATGCGATGAAGAACGCCTTTAAGGCTGGCATGGGATCGCTTCATGCGTTCGCTGAAGAAGCGATCAAGAAGCACGCACTGAGCGCGGCCGCTGGCGCGGCTTCGTCGCAGAGTGCGATCCCTATCATCGGTCCAGTTATGGCAGCCGCAGCAATGAGCGCAACGCTATCAATGGTCATGGGACTGTTGACGCGAATGAACAAGGGCGGCATCGTGCCAGGGCCTAATGTCAACCGTGATGTGACGCCCGCCTTACTGACGCCCGGTGAGATAGTGCTACCTAAGGATCTATCTTCCGAGCTGCTTGCGCTTGTAGGTCGGCGCCCAGCTCCAGGCGGCGCGATGGCTATGGGCGGAATGGTCGGCGCAGGTGGTCCGGGCTCGATTGTTGTGAACATCAACGAACAGGTGATGACGCCGAGAACACCGGGCGAGCTTGATCGGTTCGTTAAGGACCAGCTGATCCCGTCATTGTCGCGATTGCGTCGAAAGGGTTTCTGATGACAGCCGCAGCACTGAGCGCCGCCGAGGTGGCACGCGTTACGAACGACAAGCCGATCCTGGTCGGTGAGAATATTCTCGAAGGCGTGACTCACATGAAGTGGTTCAAGGGTGACGAGCCTTCAGCCAGCGTCTCAAGCGGCACAGACCGAGCCGAGGCGGGATATGCAACTACCCGAGCATATGACCGCACAGCTCACGCAACGACAAGGCCGCAGTCGGCGCTGACTCAGAACGACTGGTACTTGTCGTGGCAAATAGGCACCGGCAAAGCTTTCGACATGATTATGATCGGCGGTCACAACTTCAGCAGTGCAACCAGTCTCACAGTGAGCTTCGAGGTGGCTGACAACGCGATCTTCGGCAGCAACTTGCACACCCTCGCGACATGGTCGAACGCTCACCAAAGCTCGAAGCGGCTCGTGAGCCTGAGCTTGAAACACACCGGATCAGATCCCTTGCGCTACACCATCGACTCAACGACACCGATAGGTCAGTACGGCCGGATCAAGCTTGACGCCGGCGCCAACTGGACACCACAGATCGGCGAGGTCTGGCTCGGTCGTCGTCGGCATCTACCGTATGAGTTCGACGGCCCGCTCGACGACAAATCAACCGAGTCAATTTATAGCGACTTCGAAGCGCGCTCAGGCGTGCGCACTCGATACGTTTACAGCCAAGGCCGAGCGCGCCGATCGGTGACAACGCTGATCGATGACTCAACCGACATTGCGACCGTTGATAGTTTTTGGAGTGAGTGCGGCTATGGGTCGAAACCCTTTCTCATGATCGACAAGCCGAACACCGACGCGTAACGTTGCTACATGATGACACATCAGGGCGGGCTCGACTTTCCTCTGACCCTGCCGGCAGCTCGTCAGCTCAGCTTGAACATGGTTGAAAGTGCCCCCTTCTATTCGAGCGAGTCTTGAACGATGGCACTCACGCTTGACGCAAAATTTTCTGAGGCAATGGAACGCGCCGGATGTGAGCCCTTGATCTATGCGCGCGTCGAGCTTTCAACAGATACGACAACTTGGGCCGGCTCGGTGAGCAGCGGCGACACGACCGTGACCTTGACGACTGGAACGACCGCCGCGCTGCTTGTAGGCATGGAGATCCGTCACGCCAACATTCCAGTTAATACCACTATCGAGTCAATCACCAACGCCACAACGTTCGAGCTGAGCATCGAGGCCACTGGCTCAATAAGCTCGGCCGCTTTGACTGTCGTGCGAATTCTACCTCTCATCACTGGTCCGAGTGACCATCTCGACGGTGAGCATATTATTGAGAGCGTCACACCAATCACAAAGAAGCTCGATCCATATTCGCGCAAATTTACGCCGGGCGAGGTCAATCTCAAGTGCGTCGACGATGGTACGATCCGGTATCATAATGGGACGTATCCACTAAAGGGCCGCACGGTGAGGATGTGGCTAGGGTCGCGCGAGCTCGCGCTCGGTGAGTCGGCTGCTTATTTCGTCGGAGTCATCAACGAAGTGACACCGGTTGAAGGCGCGATTGAGTTGCAATGTCGCAACTTCTTCGAGCTGCTCGACTCGGCGACGTTCGAAGGGTCTTACTATTGCAAGCATCCGCTTGTAGTGATCAAGCAGCTACTTGAGCACGGCGGCATCAGCACGGACTACATCGACGCAAACAGCTTTGACCCGTCGCACTCTGACCACGCGGCGATCCGACATTACACGATTACCTCGGTCGACATGAGCTTTGGGCCGTTTCAACACCTTGACGAATATGTAAACGGTTACAATCCGCAAGTCACAGTCGCGCCAGAAGTCCACGGCAATCGATGGCAAGGTTCAGTGATTGACGGCGCGGGATACCCTGGACCTGATAAGCCGGTAAGCATCATAAAGCTGATCAATCACCTCGTGTTTTATCTCTCGGGCATGATGTGGATCGGTGAAGACGGCAAGGTGTATTTTAAGCGCTTTGACAAAACCGAGAGCACGGTCGCGCATTTGACGACTGACGACTATGGAACGTTCAAGCAGCTTAGCGCGCACGAGCATATTGCTAACGACTTTATGTTGCCGATCGGATCTCACGGTGAAGACAAATTTATGAGAGTGAGAGATACCGCCGCAATCACAGCATGCGGGACTTGGCCAAAGCGTGAAAGCCCTTCAATCACCACGAGCAAGATGAAAGGTGAGCACTCGACTGCTTGGCTTACATCAACCGACGCTTCGGTAAGTGCCGGCGATTCTCTTAGCGGATTCATCAGCCTGCTCGGATTGCAGGTCACCGGCACGACTGGCACGCAAGGCACAACGGTCACCGGCTCAACGTTTAACTATCCAAGCGGATCAGCGGCTGGCTACGTGACAAGCGATTACCCGATCATTCTTGAGTGGCGCGGTGAAATTATCAAAGGCACCACCATCGCAATGCAAAGCACGCCGATCGCCTATGCGCCTAACGTTGCGGATGATGGCACGATTCAGGTCACTGATTATTCTGGTGTCGATTACATCGAAATGACTCCGACCCTAGGCCGGGTAAAAGTCACCGCAGGCGTGCGCGGCTTTGCGTCGACGACGCCGGTACAAGTCACGCCTGCTCAGTGGTGGGCTGAGCTTTTAACGGGCCATCCTTCAGACGTTAACGACTGGACCATGATCTATAACTGGGTCACGAGCTACGCGATCCCCCGGTTCTCATACGGGCTAGCCACGATGGAAATCACAACGCCGCTCGCTCAATTTGCGATCGAGGTGGGTGACCTCATCTCGATTGATAACGATGTTTTTTTGTGGCGCGACAATGACGGCCTGAGCAGCTCGTCGAAGCTTGAGGTGATCGGCAAGGAGGTCGATCCCTTTGCAGACAATCCACAAATCAAGTTTACGCTCGCCATGGCCAACCCAGCCAGCGCGCCAACAAATACGATCACGTACACCACGCCAACGACGAACGTGACGACCAACGGGACGAGCGGCGGCCTTATCGCTTCTGGTGAGGTTTCATACGTTGGAGGATCGGCAGCTCAAGACGGGCTGACAATGTCGGACGGTGGATCCCTAAACACCTTGATCAGCAAAGGTGCGTCGGTTCGCGGAACCAACCTGATCCGCTGGGACCGAGGCGTAGCTCTAACCTCGATGACCGCCAACAAGGAAAACCACGTCACGGTGGATCCCATGACCGGCGTTTTTTA